CACCAAGCCGTCGTTGTACTGCTGCGAAATATCGTTATTCGCCCGAAAGGGCATTTTCCTTTGCCGCATACTGCTTCACCTTCCTACCGTTCTGCATCGCGAGGATCAGGCTCATGTAGTTATTTTCAAACACATCCAGAGCACCATCCCGGGCATACCGCGCATACTCAAAAAGCAAGGTGCGGGGAGTGCCGTCCGATGCGTAATCGGCGGCCTCCCCCAGCTTGTCGTTCAGGTATGCCATACCGGAGCGGATGAAGTTCCGGGTTTTTCGGTCCGTTGCTTCATCCGCCCAGGTAATATCCAGATAGTTCTTTACATCCTCAAGCAGCTCGGCAGGGATTTCTGCCGCCGGCATCAGGACTTGGTAACGGTGACGGTGTAGGTATCGGTGGTCTCACCGTCTGCGGCCGTCACCTTGATGGTCACCTTGTTCGCACCGGCCTTCCACTCGATAGCGGTACCGTTGGAAACACCCACACCGTCCACATCGATGGCCAGATCAGCGCCGGCATCAGAGGGGATCGCGGTAATGGTGTTGGAACCGTTGGTGGTCTCGGCAGCGTAGGCCTTGGTCGCACTGTCAAAGACGGGAGACAGAGTCAAAGCGCCGATCTTCAGGGATGCCAGAGTGGCAACCTCAGAAACCGCCACAGTATCCGTGGAGGCCACCTGCGTCACCTTGTAGGTGGCAGGCTGCAAGCCGGTGATATCCAGCCGGATGAAGGCGTTGTCGTCCATGGGCATGCCGTTGGCGTACAGCTTGATCAGGTACATGCGCTCATCCTCCAGGAAGTGGTAGTGATCGGAGAAGTCGATCTTACCGTTCTTGTCGGTGCCGGCAAGGGCAGCGTAGCGCTTACCGATGCCGATAACTGCCTCGCCGCGGGCCAGAGCACCGGAGGGAATGATGGTCATGGGATAGGGCATCACATCGTTACGGTAGGAGCCATCCGGCGCCATCAGGGTGGTGGCAGGCATGACCTTCTGGAAGTAGTCCTGGTGGTTGACGATGAACAGCACATCAGTCACCGGTCGGCTGTTGCCGTTGGCATCCACAGCCAGAAGGGAGAGCAGACCACCGATGGAGTCGGGGGTAATCTCGGTCAGCGCCACCACATTTTTCTTGGGGTAGACGCCTCCGGTAACGATAACGCCCTCGCCAACCTGACGGGTCGTGCCAATAGGCTTATCCTTGCCGTCACCGTCGACAATACCGACCTCCAGGCCGTTTGCCAGGGCTTCGTACAGGACCTCACGGATGTACTTATCCAGCCACTCAGGACCCAGCTCCAGCATTGCCTTACCAACAGGCAGGAAGGCAGAGAGCTTAAACAGCGTGGTGGAGACCTCCTTAAAGCCAGAGGTCAACTCCTGCACGATCTTATCGGTCAGCTGACCCCAGGCGGCCTGCTGATAGCCGTTGGTGTTGATGAACAGCTTCACCGCACCGCCGGAGGGAATGAAGTTGATATGGGACAGCAGAGGATGATTCTTCTTCAGATCCTCGAAAACACTGTCGATGGTGGTCTTGGGCATGACCACATCCAGATTGGCCAGTGCCTGTTTGGGATCTGCCGCGCCGAATGCCTGGATCAGCTTTTCACAGTAGGTGCGCTCCTCGGTGGTCAGCAGGCGCACGCCACGGGCGGTCAGGATCCGGCTATCCATCTCCTGGCGCAGGTCGTTGATCTGCTGCTCATACTGCTGGAAGGTCTGTTCGCCGATGACCTCCATCATGGAATCGAAGGCCTTGTAAAAGCCCTCGGTGTCGCCTGCCTTAATGGCAGCCTGCATAGCAATGCGGGACTGCTCCCGCTGCTGGGTGATGTCATTGGATTTCATATTTTGTTCTCCTTTCAACTGAACATTTTGATGATGATATTTTCGGTCGGGGTTTTCGGTTGAGGGACTGCGGGCGCGACCATTTCCCGCAGCTGAGCCGCCAGGCTCTTCTGTATCTGGATGCGCTGCTCCAGACTGATGTTGGCATGCTGCAGCACTTCACTGGCCTTGGACATATCCGCATCGGCATCCGCGTAGCGGTCAGCAAAGCCATAGGCGATGCACTGCTCGGCAGTCAGCCAAGTCTCGGCGTCCATCATTTCCACGAGCTTGTCCTCGGTGAGCTTGTCGCCGGCGCGGCTGAGGTAAGCCTGACGGCCAGCCTCGTTGATGGTGTCCAGATCATCGGCAGACTTGCGCAGCTCTGCGGCGTTGCCGTAAACGCCCAGAGTCATGTTGTGGATCATCATCAGCGCATTGCGCGGCATGACGACCTCATCGCCCGCCATGGCGATGACCGATGCAATGGAACAGGCAAAGCCGTCCACATGGACCACCTTCTTTGCCGGGTGCCGCTTCAGCTGGTTGTAAATGGCCGTGCCCTCAAACACGCTGCCGCCGCCACTGTTGATGTAGATGCGGATCTCGCTGATGTCCTTATGTGCTTCCAGCTCTTTGCGGAAATGGTTTGCGGAGGTCTCGGACTTAATCACATCACCGTACCAGTTGCGCTCATCGCCCTGCACATAGCCGTAAATGTACAGCTCAAGCACACCCTCCACGGACTGCTTAAGCTCCCACATATGTTTCATTCTGCTTCTCCTCCTTTCCCGCCGTTCTCAGCTGCGCAGGCAGCCGCCGATATGGTGCCAATATTGCGGGTCAGCCAGTGCTTTCTGGCCCAGTCCGCATCTATCTCAGGCAGCCCAGCGGCTACCAGCACATCGTTGATAGAGAAAGCACCCGAACCGATCAGCTTTTCGATGTTCGCCGCATTGTGGAACATGTCGAAATGAATGATGGTAGAGGTGTCGATTTGCATGTAAGTACCGTCCTTCCAGCTTTCAAAGCCGTAACGCTTTCGGTTGAACTCCTCCTGGATCTGATCACACAGCGGATCAATGCAGGTGGTCAGCCAGCGGGTCATGGCATCCTGGGCATCCGCCACACCACCGGTGACCAGAACCGGAGGAATACCGAAGCCCAGGGCAGTAAATGTAAAAATATCGTCCACCAAAGCCCGGATGTCCCGGGTGGTCTCAGCTGCGCGCCCACGGTTCATGTCAGAGTATTCGTAGCCGTCAAACTCCGGAAGTACGCCGCTGTTAGAATTAATCCAGGGCTTCACCTGATCGTCCATGAGCTTTTTGAAGGTCGCTGCATAATCATCCTCACCGGAGGGAGACTGGGCTACCTTCACCTTCAGGCGCACACCTTTGCTCCTGGTGTAGCTCTTTTGCGCGGCCGTGATCAGACGGCTGTAGGTGCCGTACATCGCATCGATTACCGCCTTGATATTGCCGTCATGCAGCTTGTTGTGGATAACATCACATTCCCGGAAGGCCTTATTGTAGGTGACCTCACCGACACGGACATTCCGGTATTCGTTCATCCTAGCGGGGTATTTAGCCGGTTTATCCCAGCTATCCGCCACCACAAGCATTTCGTGGCCATCCCGGTGCTTTGTGGCAATCGCAAGCACCTCGTTGTCCCGCAGGAGCTTGCAGACATACTCATGCCAAAACATAGTGCTGTTCTGGTTGATATTCGGCTCAACATTGAGCATGTAGTACTCCGCACCCTTCTGGAGCTGTCCCTTTACCAATGTCTTAAATTCGCATTTACCAATGGCATTTGCGATCATATTGGCGCAGACATTGAAAGCCAGAATGCGGATATTCAACTCCGCTGCGGCCTCCTGCAGCTCCTCAACGGTGACCTCTCTACTCGCCCCGGAGGGACGGCCCGTAAGGAATCTCAAAAACGAAAGTGCCATGCACTCCACCTCCAAAAGTTAAAAGCCAACTGCCGCCACGGGAGGGAGCTTCACCGGCTCACCGGTCCCGAGTACAGACTCGATCACCATACTGGCGACATGCGCCATAAATGGGTCAGTCTTGCGGCTCTTGGCTTCGATTTTTGCATAAAAGAAATTGCCGGTGTCAGCGCCCTTGCTTTTAGAGCTGCGGACACGCTTTGTGTTATTTACTGCCCAGCGCAGGCAGGGGTTATTGTCCCAGTGATATTGCTCCCGGTCAAAGCATTCCTGGATCACGGGATCCACCTGCATGATGTCCGAGGGGCGGATCAGCTTGACCTTGGTCTTATCCTTGGCATCAAAGCCGATGGCTCGCAGGGCTTCGGATACCAGAGTCCAACGGAATTGGTCCATGGCAAGCTGCTTGATGCGGTACTTCTGCCCGGCAGCTTTGATGTAATCTGCCAGCAGCTTAGGATGGATGCTTACATCATCCACCAGGGTGCAATGCCCCGCTTTCACCCAGTCTTGCCAGGGTGCCCGCACCCTGTGGAGCGTCTTGGAGTTTTTGCATATCCAGGTGTGATTGATGTCATAACGCAACGAGCCGCGCCGGAAATGGAGATTCACGGAGGCCCAGTCGGACAGCTCCGCATAGTCAAGGCCAACGGTGCAGGCCCAGCCGGTCAGATCCACCATGGGTTTATTTGTTGCCTTGATCTTCTCGTAGGAAGTGACCGAAATTTCTTTTTGCCCGGAACGGATGCCAAAACGCTTGGTGATAAAGCTGCCGTTTTGCTCCGGGTACTCCAGCCAATCGATGTATTCACCCCGAATTTCATCGAGCAGCGCAGGAAAGTAAGGCAGTGAGGGATTGGCCTTGGGCCAGTTCTCTTCGTCATGCACTTCATCCACGCTATCCAGGCAGCAGATGAACGGGAGAAAACCGTTGTCTGGCTGCCCCTCATGCAGGATGCGGCGGCCGCGCTCCAGGAAGTCATCCAGGGGGCCATCGGACACCTCGCCGTTGGAGGTGAAATAGCCGATTCTTGGATGACCGACCTTTCCTTGCCCGGTCTTGAAAACGGTTATGTTGTCGTAGTTTTCGTACTGGTGTACCTCGATGAAGATGATCTTGCCGGAGCGCAGGCCGTCACGGCCTTTGGGGTTATTAGTGTGCCCCAGCATAATGCCCCTGTTCCGCAAGCCTTTCACCATTTCCTTGGTGTGGTAATAATGCTTGCTTAATTTGGACTCCCACTTGGGTGTTTCCAAAACATCTACCAGATCCGCCACCGGCCGGGTAGCCTGTTCCTCGTTGTTGGCGCAGATGTCCACATTGTAGCGCGGGATGGGGTTATACGGAGATATGGAGCAGGCACCGTCGTAAGCGATAAAGCCGTCCTTGCCGGCACCACGGCCGACCATGCCAAAGACTTCTTTCCAGCGTGGGAGATTCGTCTCTCGCCAGTAGGTACAATCCCACAGGCCGACCAGGAACACTTCCCAGGGAAGCAGTCGCTCATAAGGGAAGTACTTCACCAAACTCAGGTACCTGTCGAACTGCTCGGTGTCGGTGTAAATATCATCTTCCGCAAAGCTCTTGCGGACAAGCGCAGCCAGGGCGATCTGATCTTTGCAGGCCCGAGGCGTACCGGACTCGACCAGTTCGATGTATTCCAGGATGCGGGGATCGATGTCACAAGGCATCGTCATCATCTCCCATGCCGCCGGCCGTCCTGGACTTCTTAGCTTCATCCTCAAAACCCAGAGCACGGTAGATGGCAGCAGCCTGACGGCTGGCATTTACCTTGGTGGCGATGCAAGGATTTGGTTGCCAACTCTGCCGTTTACTATCCCAGATGTTCAAGCCCTTCTCCTGAATGTCCAGATCGGCAAGATACTCCATCTCCCGAAAGCTGAGATACCGGCGCACCATGTCCTTGTACACGGAATTGGTCAAGCCACGAGCAACCAGCGTTGCTTCAAGATCCTTTTTCAATTCCCGGTATGCCTTTGTTTGGTTGAAAGCCATTCAGGCAGCCACCTCCTCACCAATGGGCTGTTTTGGGTGAAATGCTATACGCGCATGCGCGGTTTTGATTCGCGCTGCTGCGCGTGGGCACGAAAATCTCCGGAATGTCCTGGACCCACCCGAGTAACGCAAACAGGGGAGGGCCGGTTTTTCTGATGGGGGGTATGCTGGGTCAGTCCCACCGTTCTTCTGTCTCAAAGCTGGGCACCTTCACCTTGCGCAGCCGCTCAGGGTGGCAAACATTCTCGTGGCACCACTTGCACACGCTGATCAGGTTTCGCTTACGCTCGCCGTCGCTGTCCAGGTAGTACATATCCAGCGCCAACTCTGGCCGCCGTTTCACATGGTTCACATGGTGGACCATCACCGCCCGGCGGTATCGTCCACGGGCCTTGCAAAGCTGGCACTCGTGGCGATCTTCACGAAGAACATCCCCGCTGAGGCCTCGCCACTCCGGCGTCACATAGAACGGGTGAATGTCACCGGACAGGATCAGCCCTTTCAGCCATTCCAGGAATCGAGCTGTCACAAGATCACCTGCCAAAGAGAAAGGGCTCAGGTCTGCACCTAAGCCCTTGATGTATTTTCCACGCTACCATTCTAGCACATTATTTTGGCTCTGGGGTATCATCTTCCAGTCCGTAGCAAAAACCTACAAGGCGGACAAACGAGCCATGCCACCGTTTCGCTGTCACATACGAGATGTTCAGCCGCAGGGCAGCATGCTTGGCGGGAAGATTCCGTTTTGACCAGTACATAAGTTTTATCAGCTGCAAGTGTTCGTCACCGGCCGGCTGACCCGCAGTGAGCTCAATTGCCTTGCTGACAGCATCGTATACCTTCTGGTCGCCGGGCGGAAGCTGCCGCATAGAAATGCTCTCAACCGTGCGTCCAGCGCCACCGCCCCGAGGCATGCCGGAGATATTTGCGGTGATGCTCTGCTCGTGCAGATCCTCCCGGGTCTTTTTCAAGCCAGGATAGTCCTGGACCATCCGCCGGGCAAAACCCCACCAGCGGTACCTAGGTTTGCTCAATTTTACCACCTCCGATTTTTTGACTTTGGGTGCTTATAAGTTAATAACCACCACCAAGTCAAAACGATTGACCTCGTTGCGGTTTTCTTCGATTGAGGGCAGTCATAATCTGCCCTTGGATTTGTACGATTTTGGTTGCCGCTTTGGACGGGGCAAACGATAGGAACAGTACTGAAAGCTGGCATAGTCCGTGGTCTCGTTTGCGGTGTGGACATGCTCCGCACCGGGCGGCGGCTGCAGGATTTCGTGGGCATCGCACCAATGGCTCTCGATCTCCGGTTGCTCCAGATTCCGGCTGGGAACATAGGCTCTACCTCCACTGGGAATGGATCCATTGCGGGCCTCTTTGGTCACATAGTAGGACAGTCGGTAAAAGGTGTCCGGCAGATCTACCTTCATGGGATTGATAAACACATGCCCAAAGGGCCAGAGAGATCTAACGGTTTCCTTGTCCGCTTTATTAAGAATAAGAAAACAGTGCAGGTGCAGGCGGACGGCATCCTTTTGCCGGGTCTTTTTCGAGGACTTGTCTACCGCATCCCATTTGCTCCGCACCCGCCAGGGCTGGATTTCCCATTGCAGTTCCTCCGCAGGCTTGGCGGATGGATTCACGCTCAACGGTGTACCTTCCGGTGTATAGATGTACAGCAACTCCCGGCCGGAGCGTTTCCACTGCCGGCGCAGGGAGGAAAGAAAACTGATGAAGCACTGCCGGGTCATCTTCCGATTTGCGGGAAGATTCTCCTCCGAAAAGGTGAACGTGCAAAAGCAAGCCTCTTTCATATCAAAGTTGGCGCACAGCAGCATTTGCAGTTTCTCCGCGGAGTTGCGCAGATTTATGTACCGCTGGGCTTTGCTGGTGGTGGCAGCTTTCGCTGCCCGCACCTTCTCGGAATCACCTGGCAGGCTGCGCCGGTACCGAACAGACTTATAGTACCGCCCAGCCCGGACAGTCCTTACATAGAAATCCTTTGCCATGGTCAGTCTTCCTTTTTGACAACAGGAAGAAACTGAAACATCCAAGCTTCGTCACAGATTATCACTATGTTCCCGTCCTCGTTAATAACCATAACCGACAGGAACTTTGGCTTGAAGTAACTTCCCTCACCATCCGGCTTAGGAAGATGTCCTGCATCAAAAAAGACGTCCTGCAGAGAAACGGCATTTAACACTTTTCCCCCATAAACTACCTTAAATCTGGATAGATCAATATTCATTCTCCCTCTCTCCTTTCAATCAGAAAACAAGTGTATAAACAGCCCACAAATCCACAACAGCCACATAAAAGCCGAAGCTTCAATTTGACGAAGGATTAAGAATAATAGGCAATAAAGCATCATTGTCAGCGCTCCTTGCACACAGAAAGGATTATTGCTTCTTGAATGGTTTCGATTTTATTCTTTATCTTGCAGAGCAGGCGGACCCAACGGTTGCACTCCTCACAACAGCCATGAAGGAAACAGTAGGAATTGAAGGTGCCGTAAATAGACGATCCCCTAAAACGACCTGCATTTAGCTGGTCTGCGCTTAGCTCCTTTTTCTCATCAGCCATCCGCACACCTCCAGAAGAAGACGGTATAGATAAAGTCCTGATATGTAACAGAGATCAATCTATAACCATGCGCATTGATATGGGCAATCGCTTGGTGAAGTTCCGTATCACAGCCACAGTACTGGTAGTCATACACCCCCTGCGGTTGCCGGCGAGGTCGGAACATAAAGAACGCGCCCACGCAGGCACCGCAAAAGATGCCCACTAAGCAGGCTAGCAAAGAAAACATAAGGTTGGACATTCTTAGCACCTACCCTTCTGTGATGTAGCGCTGGATGCACACCAGCGGGATGTTGACTGCTGTTTTCGTTTTATCTGCCGGGTAGATCCGCAGCAGGTTTTCATTGACATACAAACCGCCGAAAAACTCCTGCACATCACCGTTGAGCCAATAGACAGTGATTCTACAATACTTAGCCATGCTTACCCCTCCACAACTTGGATATAGACAAAGGAGCAGCCCGGGCCATTGGCCCGGATCCACTCTAAGAGCCGTTCAATACTGGTCAGCTCAATTAGATACTCCTGCCGACCGCGGCGTTTCTTATATGTAACAAGATAGCTCTTCACGCGGACATCACCTCTTTAACCTTCACGCCAAAGTCCGCAATGACTGTGCGGAGCTTTTTTGCGAGGGCGGGATCCTTGGGGTCAAGCTTCAGCAGGTGACCATTGATCTTATTGAAGGTCTCTGCCATCTGCTTGGAGAGGATGTTGATAGCAGCAACATCTTCATCCGCTAGCTTTTCCGACTTCCGTGCGGACTCCTGTCGTTGCTGAAGATCCTGCACCGCCTTCTCGGCAGCTTCCCTGGCCCGGGTGGCTTCCTCAACCTTCTTTTGGGCTTCCGCCAACTGGGCCTGCAATATTTTCTCGGCATCCTTGAATGCCTGTTCCCGGGCATCCTTCTGGAGCTTGTCCTTTTCCTTTTTGGGAATCTCGGGGTGCTCCCGGAGATACTGAACCTGATTTTTCGCCTTGGTGGCATCATCCCGGGCAGCAGTCAGCGCCGCATTGAGCTTATCGAGCTCGGCCTGCCAAGCACCCTCGGAGCTTTTGGCGGCAGCTGCCCGCTGCTCGGCATCCAGAAGCTTCTGCTGCAATTCCAGATTGTCAGCTTCCAGAGATTCGTTGGCAGACTTGGCCTCCTGCAATTCCTTGATCTTGGCTTCCAGATCCCGGGAGGACATATTGGCAAGATCGTTATTTTCCATCAGCTCTTCCCGGTCCTCTTCCGGAAGGGCAAGGAGCCGGACGGCGTTGGTGTAGCTCAAATTCGCAAGCGCTTGCGAATTTGGATTTTGCTCCCATTCCCGGAACAGCTTCATGCAGTTGTTGGCACTGCGGTGGGACATCAGGCATTCACGCTCCACATAAGCGCCCCACTCGCCATGGCCAACAAGGGCCTTGGCTTCCACCAGCCGCTTGCCTACTTCGATAGCTGCCATAACGGCCATCTGCCGTGCCTGATTGGTGATCGCCACGATCTCCGCGGCGATGGTATTACTGCTGCGCGCCGAAACAGTTATCGGCTCCTTAATGGTCATTTCACTCATGCTGATTTCTCCTCCATTTGAATTATCGGAGTCCCCTCTTTATCACGGGGACTGCCACTTGACATCCAAGCCTTCCATACTTTCAAAAACTCGGCGTACTTTTCGCTTGCCGGTTGGCGACCATAATCATTTCCGTAACCATGAATTTGCCGCATATGAATCGCATCGCCTTTTCTGGATCGTGGTGCCATCTCAATCGTTGCCAGGGACTTGTTGCGGGATGTGGCCTTGCGAAGAAACAGAATATCAAGCTTTCCCGCCATATGTCTGGCAGCATAGCCACCAACGCAATGATGAAGATTGTTGCCTTCTGCAATTATCGCTTCAGCGGAATCCGGTACGATAATACACAACCCGCCATATTCAAACTCATAGATGGCTCGTTTCTTTTCAAGTCGGGCAGCACCCATCTGCTGCTTTTTCTCAGATCGGATAAGCTTTGCCACTTCTTCGGCATCATCATGTTTGCGCCGCAGATTCTTTGGCATGGCAACCGTCTTCTGAGAGAGGTCATAACCAATGAGCTTTGCGTTTCGCAGATAGTCGAGCCACAGCTGGAGAGCTGCTTCAAACTGGCGAGTGGGCTGCTTTTCCACGAACCGTTCCGCCTGTTGCAATGTGCAAGAGGCGCGGATCGACGCATCAACCAACAGGTCATAATAATACCGGTTGTGGGTAAATGTATTATAGTGCTGCGTAAAATCCGCAAGACACTTAATCCCACCATGCTTTTTCAATCGCTGATAGCAGTAAAGAACATCCACATCCTTAGAAAAGGAGAGAAATGGCTTTACATCAGCTTTAGGAAGCCTCATAAACCCTTGCACGGTATTTGCTGACCAATTTAAGCTTCGGACATTCTTTTTACAACGCCGGATCAAATCGCTGATTGCCCCATTCAAACCAAGGCGAACAGCCATTTCCATGTTGGGATACTGCACATATGCGGAAAGATAGCTGACAACATGGCAAAATGTAGCCATCGGGTCGTATATGCTTATGTTGTTTTCCGACTTGAAATATTCGCCCATTTGGCAATACCGCAAAGAAGTCTCTTGAATGATCTGCGGGTTTATTAAGTGCGTTCCATACTCCCGAAGGTAGGGATAGTCACAATAACGAAATGGCTCATACACATCGTTATTTGCAGACCAGCGATAATCATTAAAAGATCCAAAGCGATAACGGTAATCCCACTGCATCCGCACACCCGGGGAAAGATAGGTGCGAGAGCATTCGCTAAACGCGGTGGCGAGAAAAGGATGACCATACTCACGCACAGCAAAGCCATGGGTAAGAAGAAGCGCCCCGTTAAGCCCTTTTCTGAACAATGTGACAAGCTTGCGCTCCCGCACAGATTCAAAATCACGAAACTTGTTCTTTGCGAGAACCGTTACAGCTCTGCCACATTTCGGACAGGTTGTCTTTGTGCGATGCCCCATCAAGAAGAAATCTCCGTTATCTCTTCTTTTCACTTCGAAACGACCGCAGCCCAGATGGGTACATTCACAAGTACGGACAGTACCAGTCTTATTGGGAACATAGAATAGGTATTGCTTAAACAGACCTACGATCTGTGCGCGCTCATCCTCGGTAAGAGGAACGGCGAACTGCCGCAAAGCATCGTCCATCATATGCTCCGGCATATTGCAGGCGAAATGGTTGTTACTCATATCCGCACCTCACAGAATACCTGCCAGGTCCAGTGTCAAACCGACAACGGGCTGTTCCTCTGCCACCTGCTCTGCGCGAGCTGCGGCGTTTCCGATTAGGTCGATTGTCATTTGCATCTTGATCTTTGCACCGGGGAAGTAAAACTTCACTGCTTTTTTGTATGCGTCCAGATCGGAAATCGAATTACCGACTCCAGCTGCGACAGCATCCATGCAGGCTGCAAAGCTGCCGCCCTCAACAATTGCCTGCGCAAATTCTTCGTCCTGCATGCAGAAATCCTTAAGCGCAGCACACACTGCGGTTGCCATTGCCTTTTGCTTCTGCCCCGAAACGGAGCTTTTTCCGTCGGCCAGCTTCTTTACGGCTTGAGATGCCCAATTATTTAGAGAAATCATTTTATTTTTCATCCTTCCATTGTTGTGGTATGGGAGTACTGGGCGGAAGCCTACTCATTTGCTCGGGAGTGTCTTCCGCTTCACGGGCTTCACGCCGGGCGGCCTTGGCCATGGCTTTCAAAATGCCAAGGGTCTCGCCGGTGCGATTCGCCTTCGAAAATGTTTGGTGCTTGCCATCCCAGGCAAGCAGGGTCTTAAAGCATTCGCCCTCCTTGTTCTTGGTTACATGCAGCTCTCGGTTACCACCGCGCTGCTCTTTCTTCTCCAGCTTTAGCATCATAATGATGTCCGCATCCTGCTCCAGCTGGCCAGACTCGCGCAGATCAGAGTTTTCAGGGGCTGAATCATCGCCCTTACGCTTCAGCTGGGACAGCGCTACGACGGTAACGCCCATATCCTGGGCCATGCGGTGCAGGGCCAGAGAGATGTTAGTCACCTGCTCGGTACGGTTGATGCCGGTGGAGCTGAGCAGCTGCACATAGTCGATGATGATGATATCGTAGCCTTTCATGGTGGTTACGGAGCGGATGTCTGCCGGGGTCATGCCGGCGGCGGGGATCAGGTCCAGATTCTTGGCGGTGATCTCCGTTGTCATGCCGGCGATCTTTGCCCATTGGTCCTCTGAGATGGTATTTCGTTTGATGTCGTACATGCTCAGCTCTGCCATGGCGGACATCTGCCGGTCAAAGAGCTTTTCCGGGCTTGTCTCCAAAGAGAAGAAACCAACTTTCTTTTCCCGGGCCCAATGCACCGCGCACTGGATGCCCAGGGCACTTTTGCCGGTTGAAGGAAAGCCGCCGATCAGGATAAAGTCACCGGCCTCCGCAAAGAGGTATTCACCCAGCTCCCGGATGGGCCAGGAAAGATACTTGACCTCTCCGGTGTGCCGGGCCATAAAGGACTTAAGCGCATCCTGCATGGTGACGATCCGCAGGGTAGCCTTGTCCACCATCAGGCCGCTGGCCTCTTCCAGCAGCTTGCGGACAGTCTCGCTGTTTTCTGCCTTGACCAATTCGGCGCCAATGTTCCGTACATGAAGAACCTTAGCCTGCTCACGGCAGAGCTGTATGTAGTGGTCAAAGTTGGCAGCCGTTGGGGTCATCTCCATCAGCTGCAGGAGAAATCTGCGGTAATCCTCACCCAGGACAGCACCCACGGTAACAGGGTCCACGGGCTTGCCGCTCTCAAATACCTTGCAGATTGCTTTGTACACGGTCTGGCAAGGTCCGGAAAAATCGGTGCTGCGGGTCTGCTGGATCAGCTTCGGAACAAGCTGCTCGCTAATCAGCACAGAGCCAAGCACGCCATATTGGGCTTGGAGCCAATCTTCACCGGTCATATCACCATCACATCTCCTTCCTCAGGAGGTGAGGCCCGGGCAAGCTCCTTGGGTGCGTGGACACTGAGCCAGCACCGGCGCTTGGCGGTCTTGAGCATTTCGCACATCACAGGGATGCTGCCCTGCGATTGCTCGATCAAGTCTTCCAGCAGACCGGACACCTTGCGCTCGGTGTTCAGAGGACTCTTGGAGTCCTTACGCATATCCGCATAGGCGGCCAGGTGCTGGTAGAGGTTGTTCTTATCCTCCCGGGAAGCGGAAGGGAAGGCATTGCTGATCCATTCCACGAACACCGGCAGCGGGTCGATGGTTGCCTTTTTTCTTTTTTTATTTTCTTTTTTAGATATATCTTTACTTGATATATCTTTATTTAATTCCGTTGGATTTTCCGTCAACGGTTTTTCCGGCGACGGGTTTTCCGTTGACGGATTTCCCGTCGTCGGAAAATCCAACAACGGCAAATCAGACGCAGGCAGCTCATGGATCACATACTCGTTGCCGGCAAACTTGCCGTCCGCGTCCATGGTCTGGCGGCGGTTGATGTAACCGGCCTGCTCCAGCTCCTTGACAGCCGAGCGGATGGCATCCTTGCTTTCCTTATTGATCTTGGCAAGCCCGGACAGCGTATAGTCCCACTCCTTCGGCAGGCTCAGCATTTGAGACAGCAGCCCCTTGGCTTTCAGGCTCAAGCTGACATCCCGCAGGTGGTAATTGGACATAACGGTGTAGTCCGCGCTCTTCTCTACACGAAAAACAGCCATGGTCACACACCCCCTAATCTTGACAAATCAGGGGGCTTATGATATAATTTCATTACTGGTTATCTCCTTTCACGAGGGGATTTGCGGCGGTGCTGGCGGGCATCGCCGCTTCTTTATTTTCTGAGTCGGTTTCCTTGCGGCAGTCGCATATCTCTCCGGGATCCAATGCGGCGCCACATTCGGGACAGATTCGGTAATCCATGGCAGCCTCCTTCTTGTAGAGTTTTGCCCTGCCGGAATTGCACCGGGGCCGATGACGCGGAGCCGCTTCTTACGGGCTGCGGCTTATATACTATCAGGGGGCATCCACATGCCTTCCGCCGAAGCGGATGGTGGGGCAGGGGAGACTTGAACTTCCGACGCACTATACAGACATCGTTTCACCGAACTGCACAGTTGCTCTACCTGCTGAGCTACTGCCCCGTATGCGCCCAACCGGAATTGCACCGGAACTCCCCGGGGGAAGTGCCGCCTTTACGGGCTGGCGGCTTTGGCGATTGAAAAAGAGGAGAGAAGGAATGGATCCATGCTAAGCATGGTGGAGGGCAAGGACGGAATCGAACCGACAACCTCCCGCTGTGCTTGCGGGCGCGCTTACCTAAAGCACCTCTTGCCCATGTGGGATGCCGCTGGTAACGCCCAACGGCTCAGAGGCGGTAATGCAGATCATCCACTCCTGCGCAGCAGTTGGAGACTGCTTTGTTTTGGTGTTTTGGATTCCAGCCAGGCATCGAAATCCACACGGAAGATCTGCAGAGTGCGCCGGCCGGTCTCACCTTTATTGGTTACTCGCCCAAAGGGGTATAGGCCGGACTCGATGCCGTCCGATATGATCCGCTCGTTGCAGTGGATCCCGGCCGCACGCATCTCATACAGCACTTCGCGTACCGTCATTGTCAATTTAGCCATGATGTACTCCTTTTCTTGATATGTGGTGGTTGGGGATATCACTTTCCGCTCAGAGCCTTCTTCACATCTGTGGTAGTCAGACGGAAATAGTCATAGGGGCTGTATAGTTTTGCGTACAGGTACTTGCCGTACTTGCGGAATTTCCGTTCACCGGTCACGGTCAAGATACCCGCCTTAGCAAGCTTCAGCACTTCCCTGTGGGTGATGCCGAATTTCAGTTGGAAGCTGATGGAGCTGACGCCTACAGGAAACATGGTGTAGGCTTTGTCGCCGTACTGCTCCACGATCCTGTCGAACAGCTGTGCCTTGGTCAGGCTGTCCAGCCGCTCACCTTCGCCGGCTTTCCATCCAACGACGGCAAGCAGCTCGGCTTTGTCGATCACATTGTTGCTGCCCCGGTTTGCCAATATCTCCGAGCGGATAAACTCTTCCGGGGTGGCGAAGCGGTCCATATAATTGTCGGTCATATGTACCTCCTAAAACCCTATTAAGGGGGGATTTTGTTTCTGCTCGCTATGTGTTATCCTTATGGCGAAAGGAGGTGAGCAGCAGTGGCAGACTCTTTATACATAGATGTTCCTAGAATGGATGCAGAAAGATATGTTCGCGATTGGATACACAGACATCCTGAATTCGTTATAGATGACGAGCTATTTGAGCAGCTTGTAAAACTGCGATTGATGGAATCAGAAATGATTCGCACTTAATAAAGAAAGCGCAGAAAATGCCAATGTCCATCATTGCTATTTGTGGAATGATTTGGTAGAATTAGCTAGAAAGGATGGTGTCCGTATGACGACCCAAGAAAAGAAACTCCTTAAAAAGCTTATCACTGCGCAAATTACAGAAGATCGGTCTGTATATGTAAATTCCTTAACTCTAAAAGCTGTCACGGTTCATTGCGATGACGAGACCTACAAGGAGGTTTCATTATCGGAGTTTAAGGACAATCTACAATCGGTGCTGCGTCAGCTGGAAACGAAAGGATACATAACTCGAAAAAGATGGAATGTAACCGTCGAGCATCCCGGATTCCATACGACCCAGGCGGCATTTCAATCCTTTTTGAGTTCAGTGTTGCTGCCAATAATCATCTCTGCTGTCACCTCATTAGTAACCGCGCTGATTACTGTTTGGGTCACATCACTAAGCGCCTGAGCAGAAAAGCAGCGATCCACCCGATGGCGAATGCACCAATCTGCATTATGACGACCATGTGCGGGTATCTTTGCAGAAGCGCCAGGCCGTCACCGTATGGTCGTAGGGCCTTGTGTAGGGCACGGGCCTGCTTACCGGGCAATACCCGATCGCTTTCTGCCAGAAGTTCTTCATAGGT